CCTAGTGATGAATATTTAAGAAAAGTAGATGGCGCACTAAATGAAAGAAGATCCAATTCTATAAAAAGTGGAACCTATTTAAAGATTGATGACAAGCTTAGAGAAGCTGTAGAAAAGTTAGGTATTAACGCCTTTAAGGATGGTGGTGAAGTAAGTATTGACAAGATGTTATCTAAGTTATGAACCTAGGACATTTATCAGATCAGGAAATAAAAGAAACTCTGGTCTTAAAAGAAAGATTAGAGCTACTTAAAAATCAAAAAAATTGTCAAGAAAATTTCTTAGACTTTGTTAATTACATGTGGCCAGAGTTTGTTTGTGGACGTCATCATAAAATCTTTGCTCAAAAGTTAGAAGATATAGCTAGCGGTAAAACAAATCGTTTAATCATTAATATGCCCCCTCGTCATACTAAGTCTGAGTTCTGTTCTACGTATTTCCCTGCTTGGATTATGGGTAAACAGCCAAGACGTAAAATGATGCAAACAACCCACACAGGGGAACTAGCTGTTAGGTTTGGCCGTAAGGTTAGAAACATGATGGATACGGATGAATACAAAAGAATCTTTCCTAACGTAGATCTAAGAGCTGACAGTAAATCTGCTGGTCGTTGGGAAACCGACAAAGGCGGAGAATATTTTGCAGCAGGTGTAGGTGGAGCTATTACAGGTCGTGGTGCGGATTTACTTATTATTGATGATCCTCATTCAGAACAAGACGCTCTTAGTCCTACAGCTATGGAAGCTTGTTGGGAATGGTATACCTCTGGCCCTAGACAGCGTTTACAGCCTGGTGGAGCTATTATTTTAGTTATGACTCGTTGGTCTTCAATAGATCTAACAGCAAAGCTTCTAGACGCCCAGAAAGAATCAGCCGCCGACCAATGGGATATGGTTGAGTTTCCTGCTATCTTTCCTAAGACTAACAATCCTTTATGGCCTGAGTTCTGGTCTTTAAAAGAATTAGAGAAAGTAAAGGCTTCTTTACCCGTCCAAAAATGGAATGCTCAGTGGATGCAAACACCAACTTCAGAAGAAGGATCTATTGTAAAGAGAGAGTGGTGGAACACCTGGGACCACGCCTCCTTGCCAGAAGTAAGTTATATTATCCAAAGTTATGATACGGCCTTTAGTAAAAAGGAAAACGCAGATTATTCTGCTATTTCTACTTGGGGTGTGTTTAGACCAACGGCAGATGCTCCCGACTCTGTTATTCTTTTAGATGCTCAAAAAGGCAGATGGGATTTCCCAGAACTAAAAAGAATTGCTTACGAAGAATATAAGTATTGGGATCCAGACATGACGCTTATTGAAGCTAAAGCATCAGGTACGCCTTTAACACATGAGCTAAGAAGACTAGGCATACCGGTTGTTAATTACTCACCTACTAGAGGTCATGATAAATCTACTAGAATGCATTCTGTAGCTCCTATCTTTGAGTCAGGATTAGTTTGGGCTCCTGCTAAAAAGTTTGCCGAAGAGATGATTGAAGAATGCGCATCTTTTCCCTTTGGTAAAAATGATGACTTATGCGATACTATGACCCAAGCCTTGATGAGGTTTAGGGAGGGTGGTTTAGTTTCTTTAGATGACGATTATTCAGATAGAGAGAAAGCACCTATAAAAAGGGTATACTATTAAAATGTTGATTTTTTTTACAGAGTACGAAAAGGATGGCGAAATTAGAAACGGTCCGTTTATAATGTGTAATTCAGTAGAAGAAGCAGCAGAACAAGCTGAATATTGCAACATTACTATTGTTGGTAGTTTGGTAGAGTCAATACCTCAAAAAATGGTTGTAATGGAAAAAAGGAACATACATTAATGGCAATAGAAAAAGACATAAACCCAACTATTCTTAACGAAGAAAATGAAATTATTCTTGGTCAAGAGAATATGGCCGTAACCTTAGAAGCAATTAGAGACTCTGGTACTGAAGGTTTTGAAATGCAAGAAGATGGTAGTGCAATATTAGAAAGCTCTAATACAGAAGAAGTTGAAACAGGGTTTGATGATAATCTTGCCGAGGTTATTGATCCCGGCGAACTAAGAACAATTGCTAATCAATTAATCTCTGGTATTGAAAAAGATAAAGCCTCAAGAGAAGATTGGGAAAGCACATATACTGACGGTTTAAAATACTTAGGTATGAAGTTTGATCAAGAAAGATCTGAGCCTTTTGCAGGAGCTTCTGGAGTTATTCATCCTTTACTCGGCGAAGCAGTCACAACATTCCAAGCTCAAGCTTACAAAGAACTACTACCTTCTGGTGGTCCAGTTAAGACTCAAGCTTTAGGAGCTTATGATTCAGTTAAAGAAGGTCAAGCGCAAAGAGTTAAAGAGTTTATGAATTATCAAATACTTCATGTAATGGAAGAGTTTGACGAAGAGTTAGATCAAATGCTTTTCTATCTTCCCCTTGCAGGAAGTGCGTTTAAAAAGATTTACTACGATGAAAATCTAGGCAGAGCTGTTTCTAAATTTATTGCTCCTGAAGATTTAATCGTTCCTTACTACACAACTGATTTAGAGTCATGTCCAAGAATTACTAACGTAATTAAGATAGCTGAGAATGAAGTAAGGAAACTACAAGCAGTGGGCTTTTATCGTAAGGTTGAATTACAATCTGGAGAAGATACGGATAGCTACACAAGTGTAAAAGAAGAAATAAACAAGCTGTCAGGTATGGAGCCTTCATATGATGATGGGGAGGTTTCGTTACTGTATGAGGTTCATTGTAATCTAGAGTTAGAAGGTTTTGAAGACCTTGATCAAGAAGGAGAGCCAACAGGAGTTAAGCTGCCTTATATTGTTACTATAGACACTCACTCTGGAGAAATACTTTCAGTAAGAAGAAACTTTAAAGAAGACGATCCAATGAAGAAGAAGACCGAATACTTTGTTCACTTCAAGTTCTTGCCAGGTTTAGGTTTCTATGGATTTGGTTTAACACACATGATTGGTGGTTTATCTAAAGCTTCTACTTCTATTATGAGACAGCTAATTGATGCTGGTACTCTAGCTAACTTACCTGCTGGTTTTAAAACTAGAGGTATTAGAATTAGAGACGAAGACACTCCTATACAACCAGGTGAGTTTAGAGATGTAGATGCTCCAGGTGGATCATTAAGAGACTCTATCCAACCATTACCGTTTAAAGAACCTAGTGCAACTTTATTAAATCTATTAAATATTTTAGTTGATTCAGGTCAAAAATTTGCGTCTATTGCAGAAATAAATACAGGTCAAGGTAATCCAAATGCTCCTGTAGGAACAACACTTGCGTTATTAGAAAGATCTACAAAAGTTTTATCTGCTATACATAAAAGATTACATAACTCACAAAGAAAAGAATTTAAATTACTGGCAGAAGTATTTAAAGAATACCTACCTCCTGAATATCCATATGCAGTATCTAATAATGATGCGTCTATTAAGATGTCTGATTTTGACGAAAAGGTAGACATATTCCCTGTATCTAATCCTGATATATTTAGCCAAGCTCAAAGAATAGCTATGGCTCAAGAGATGATGCAATTAGTGCAATCTAATCCTGAAGTTCATGGGCCTAACGGTACTTATGAGGCATACAAAAGAATGTATGCTGCAATAGGCGTAGGTAATATAGATCAAATCTTAACGCCACCCCCATCAACAGAGCCTACTCCTTTAGAAGCTGGTTTTGAAAACAATCAATTGTTATTGGGTCAACAAGCCCAAGCATTTGAACAACAAAATCATGATGCTCATATATCTATTCATATGTCTTTATTAAGCACTCCACCTGTACAAATGAATGCTCAGGTTCAGGCTTTAATACATTCACACATTATGCAGCATTTACAAATGAAAGCAGACAAACTAGCTGAACAACAAATGCCTCCAGAAATGATGCAACAGTTCCAAGCTTTACAACAACAAGCACAACAAGCATCTCCAGAAGAAGCCCCAGCGTTATCTCAACAAGCAGGAGATATATTAGCTCAATTCTCTTCACCTATACTTGCAGAGTTGCTTATTGAATATAATCAAAAAGTATCATCTCCAGATGACGAAGATCCATTAGTGGCTATTAGAAAACAAGAGTTAGCATTAAAAGGCCAAGAACTTTCTATAGAACAACAACAGTTCTTAGCAGAAGAGAAAAGAAAAGCATTAGACGCTCAAAGAAGAATTGAAGTTGATAGAGAAAGAATTGGGTCTATGGAAGATATTGCAGAAGCAAGAGACGATACTAGCAGAGAAAGAATGGAACAACAGGCTAGATTTAAAATGATTGAGCTTCAAAACAAACAATAAATAAAACTTGCAAATAATTTATTTAACCAAGATAATAAACAGTATGATTAAAAGAACTGAAGTAAACCAACAAAAAACTCCAAAAGTAATGAAAGACAAATGCAGTTACGGTAAGAAAGGGTCTGTACCTTTGAAAACTGATGCAGGTACTTTTTCAACTAATGTTAGTCCTAAACCTGGAACTGGCAAAGGAAAAGCTAGGGGTATGGGAGCCGCTGAATTCGGTGGTAAGTTTTCTGGCATTTATTAGTGTCAGTAATTTGGTTGGGCCAAAAGTATTTAAAAGAACTTGAGGCTCAAAGAGAAGGAGTTAAAGACGTCATTTTATCTGGCGCCAAAGACTTTGCTCAATATCAGTACCTGTGCGGACGTTACAGCTCTCTCGTCGACGCAGAAAATTCATTCAGGGAGCTGCTGGGAAAAATAGTAGAAAATGACGAAGATACAAGTCCCTGATCATGTTGCAAAAGCAATAGAGTCAGAAGCAAAACAAAAAAAAACCAAAGAAATAAAAGAAACCACCCCCGAAGAAAATCCTGCTTATGTTGAGCCAGGAGCAAGGGTATTAGATCCAACTCTTTTAGATCAATCAATTATAGACAGAATACCGCAACCTACTGGATGGAGAATGTTAGTTCTTCCATACAGAGGCAAGGCAGTAACAGAAGGCGGAATCCACTTAGTACAATCAACGGTAGATAGAGAATCTCTAGCTACGGTAGTTGCGTACGTTGTGAAAATGGGTCCTGATTGCTACAAGGATACTAGTAAGTTTAGTGTTCCTTGGTGTCAGGAAAAACAATGGGTGTTAATCGGAAGATATGCTGGAGCTCGTTTTAAGTTAGGTGATGAATCTGAATGCAGAATCCTCAATGACGATGAAGTGATTGCTACTATATTAGATCCTGATGACATTCTTGCAGTATAAAAGGAGAAATAATGTCTGAAGAACAAGTAATAGAAAATGAAGTAACCGACCAAGTTGAAGAGGGTGAGGTTGTTGAGGTAGAAATACCAGAAGAAAAACCTACTGGGAAAATAGCTGATTTAGCTAAAGATGAATCTGCAATAGAAGATATTTCAGAAACCCCAGAAGTAAAACAAGAAGATGAATTAGTTGATTACTCTGATAAGGTTAAAAAAAGAATTAACAACCTTACTAGAAAATTAAGAGAAGCAGAAAGAGGACAAGAATCTGCTTACGAGTATGCAAAAAGAATTGGAGTAGAAAATCAACAATTAAAAACAAGAAGCTCTAACCTTGATAGATCTTATTTATCTGAAGCAGAGAACAGGCTTAAGTCTCAAAAGGCTCAAGCATTAGCTGCTTTAAAAGGAGCTCATGAAGTTGCTGATTATGATAAGGTTGCTAAAGCCCAAGAGGTATTATCAAAAATATCTTTTGAAGAAAATAAAGTTGCTACATCTAAACAACAACTAGAATACCAGCAAAATGTTCAAGAAGAACAAGCAGCTAATTATCAAAATTATCAACAACAAGTCCAACAACAAAACCAACAACCAGTTCAACCAACTCAATTAGATGAAAAAACTCAGGATTGGGCAGAAAAAAATAGTTGGTTTGGCGAAGATGAAATAATGACGGTATCAGCTTATACCATTCATAACCAACTTACTCAACAAGAAGGCTTTGACGCTGGGACAGATGAGTACTATACTGAGGTAGATAGGCGAATTCGTAAAGAGTTCCCACAGAAGTTTAATGAATCTTCTGTTAACAAATCTAAGCCTCAACAAAAGGTGGCTTCGGCTGGAAGAGTAGCTGGTAATACTAGCTCTAATAAAAGACAAGTAAAATTGTCTCCTTCTGAAGTTCAAATGGCTAAAAGATTAAACGTACCGCTAGGCGAGTACGCTAAATATGTTAAAAGGTAAAAATTATGACAGAAGATAATAAAGATTTAAACAGAACCCCGCGTTCTGCCGACACTCGAGCAAAAAAAGTTGCTCGCAAACCTTGGAGTCCACCGTCAATGTTGGATACTCCCCCACCACCTGAAGGATATACCTACAGATGGATTAGAGCTGAAATCGTTGGTAACGAAGACAGAAAAAACGTAACTTCTAGGCTAAGAGAAGGTTTCGACCTTGTTAGAGCTGAAGAGATAGGTGATTTCCAACTTCCTACTATTGATGACGGCAGACATGCAGGGGTAGTTTCAGTTGGAGGTTTGCTATTGGCCAAGATCCCGAATGAGACACGTGAAGAAAGGAACTCCTATTTTCAAGATCGTGCCAAGACACAGCAAAACGCTGTGGATAATGACCTCTTAAGGGAATCTGATCCAAACTCTCCGATTTTAAAACCGGAAAGAACAAGCAAAGTAACTTTTGGAGGTGGTCAACGTAGTTGATCATCAATTAATTAAATATAACTTATAAGGTGACTTATTATGTCTAACAAAGATGCCCCTTTTGGAATGCGACTTGTTGGTAA